TGACCAAGAAGCTGGTTGCGACCAAGTCATTCAGCTATGCCGGGAAGCGCTTGGTGAAGGGCGCCAAGTTCGAAGCCTCGGACAAGGATGCAAGGCTCCTGAAGGCGGTCGGTAAGGCGAAGGACGCGCCCGCACGCGCCGAAAAGAAGTCAACATCGCCCGAACCGCAGCCGGAGAAAGACGCTCCGTCCGGCGAGACCGGAGCGAGCCATGTTGAAAAAACAGGCGAGTATCAGACTCGCATGATGCTGCCGAACAACTGATCCGATGCGGTTGCTCGGCCTCACCATATCGCGCGAGAAGGCGGCGGCGCCTGGCACGCTGCGCCCGGTCGACAACCGGGGCGGCTGGTGGGCCGTCATCCGCGAGAGCTTCGCGGGTGCATGGCAGCAGAACGTCGAGGTGCGTGTGGACACGGTGCTGACCTACAGCACTGTGTTCCGGTGCATTGCGCTGATCTCGTCCGACATCGCCAAAATGCGCATGAAGCTCGTCCAGCTCGACGACAATGGAATCTGGAACGAGATCGACGTGCCGGCCTTTTCTCCGGTCCTGCGCAAGCCGAACCGCTACCAGAACAGGATCCAGTTCTTCGAAAGCTGGATCATCTCGAAGCTGGCCTACGGCAACACCTACGTGCTCAAACAACGCGATGCGCGCGGGGTCGTGACGGCGCTCTATGTGCTCGATCCGTGCAGGGTAACGCCGCTCGTGGCTCCGGACGGAGCCGTCTATTACCAGCTCCGCCGTGACGATCTCGCTAGCGTTCCAGAGGGAATGCTGGCGGTGCCGGCGAGCGAGATCATCCATGATCGAATGAACACGCTTTATCACCCGCTGGTCGGCATCTCGCCGATCTATGCCTGCGGGCTGTCGGCGGTGCAGGGACTGAAGATCAAGAATAATTCGGCGTTGTTCTTCAGCAACGGAGCGCGCCCAAGCGGAGTGCTGACGGCGCCCGGGGCGATCAGCGACACGACAGCAGCCGAGATCAAGTCCGCATGGACCAGCAATTTCACCGGCGCGAATGTCGGTAAGGTCGCGGTGCTCGGCGATGGGCTCAAGTATGAGCAGATGACGATGTCTGCGGTCGATGCGCAGACGATAGAGCAGCTCAAGTTCACAGCAGAGGATGTCTGCTCCTGCTTCGGGACGCCGGCTTATATGGTTGGGGTCGGTCAAGCCCCTGCCTACAACAACATCGAGGCGCTGAACCAGCAGTACTACTCGCAATGCCTTCAGATCCACGTCGAGTCGGTCGAGCTGTGTCTCGATGAGGGGCTCGGTCTCGATCAGATCGTAGGCAAGACCTACGGGACAGAGTTCGATCTCGACGGACTTCTGCGCATGGACACGGCCACGATGATCAAGGCGGAGGCGGACGCTGTTGGCGCCGGTATCAAAAAGCCGAACGAGGCGAGGGCGCGGCTCAATCTTCCACCGGTCAAGGGTGGTGACACGCCCTATATGCAGCAGCAGAACTTCAGCCTGGCGGCGCTCGATCGGCGTGACGCGAGCGATGATCCCTTCGCACTGTCGCCGAAACCCGACCAACGCACGCCATCGACTGCCGACGATGCGGCGGCATCGGAGCAGGATGCAGCGAAGCTGCTGTCCGCTCTGATCGCGAAATTCGCCGAGGTGCGGACGCATGGCTGACATTCAGCACTTCGCCGATACGCTGTTCGAGAACGTTAAGGCGTTTCTCGCGCGTGAACTCGCGGGCGTGCTCAAACGTCTCGAAGCGGTAGAGGCGCGGGAGCCTCTTCGTGGTGAGAAGGGTGAAATGGGCGCGCCGGGCCGCGATGGCAAGGACGGCGACCGGGGAGAGAAGGGCGAGGCAGGCCCGCAGGGGGAGCGTGGAGAGGCCGGCGCGGCTGGCAAGGATGGTCGCGACGGCGTTGGGGGGAAGGACGGCGCGCCGGGCCCGCAAGGCGCCGACGGTGTGCGAGGTGAGCGCGGCGAGCGGGGAGAGAAGGGTGAGGCAGGCCCGCAGGGGGAGCGTGGAGAGACGGGCGCGGCTGGCAAGGATGGCCGCGACGGCGTTGACGGGAAGGACGGCGCGCAGGGCCCGCAAGGGGCCGACGGCGCACCGGGTGAGCGCGGGGAACGCGGTGAGCCTGGACCGGCTGGCAAGGATGGCCGGGATGGCGTCGACGGCAAGAACGGTGCGCCGGGTCCCGCGGGAAAGGACGGCGAGCGAGGCGAAAAAGGTGAGCAGGGACGCGACGGTCGCGACGGCCAGCCTGGCCGAGACGGTAAGGACGGCGAGAAAGGCGCGGCCGGGATAGGCGGCAAGGATGGCCGCAATGGCGTCGACGGCAAGGATGGCCTTGGCTTTGATGACCTCACCGTCGGTTTCGATGGCGAGCGCAAGCTGACGCTGCGTTTTGTGCGCGGCGATCAGGTCAAGGAATTCGCGTTCACGATCCCTGCGGTGATCGATCGCGGGGTGTGGGCGGAGCGCGCGTTCGAACAGAGCGACGGCGTGACCTATGGCGGCTCGTTCTGGATCGCCCGGCGCTCGACTGATCCCAACGATAAGCCAGGTCTCTCGGATGCGTGGCGTCTCGCAGTGAAGCGCGGCCGCGATGGCAAGGACGGCGCGCCAGGTGCGCCCGGGCCAGCCGGCCCGCAGGGACGACCTGGCCGCGATCTGACCCAACTCGGCTTCGACGGCGGGAAGCACTGATGGACTCGCCCGCTCTGTTCCTGGTTTCGGTCGCGCAGGTCAACGCCGCATGCAGACTTGACCTCGCGACTGACGGTGCGAGCCCCTTGAGCTTCGCGGACGATCGGCTCGCAGACGTCGAACTCAAAATCGCGCAGGCGCAGGATGCCGTCCTGGATTACTTGAAGGCTGGTTCGGACGAATGGACGGCCGAGACGGTGCCGGTGCGCGTGACGGCGGCGATCATTCTCGCGTTTCAGGGCCTGTACGATGACAAGCCTGACCTCCTTGCGGGCCTTTACGACAATGAGCGGACGAATCCGATTGTCGGCCTGCTTCAGCGCATGCGGAATCCTGCGGTCGCCTGATGTGGCCAAATTGGCAAGGGCAAACTGTGCTGATCGTCGCGTCGGGCCCCAGCGCCGCGGGCGCGTTGCTGCGCGACTTCAAGGGTCGATGCCGCGCAATCGCCATCAACGAGAGCTGGCGACTCTGCGAATGGGCCGACGTGCTCTATGGCTGCGACGGGGCATGGTGGCGCGCGCGGGACGGTGTGCCTGGGTTCGAGGGCGCGAAGCTCTGTTATGAGGCACGTGCCTGTCGGGAATTCGGCCTGGGCCGCGTCGAGATCGAACGACACTGCGACCGCATCCTGACCGACCGCGTCGGCTGCGTCGGTGACGGCGGAAATTCCGGCTTTCAGGCGCTCAATCTCGCAGTGCAGTTCGGCGCCAAGCGCGTAATCCTGATCGGCTTCGATATGCAGCTCGACCACGGCCTGCATTGGCATGGGCGACATCCGCAGGGACTCAACAACCCGAGTGAGAACAATATCGCGCGCTGGCGGCAGAGCATTGATGGCGCGGCGTTCGTGCTGAAACGGCTTGGCGTGACGGTGCTCAATGCCAGTCCGATATCCGCACTTGAGGCATATCCGAAGATGAGCCTGCATCGCGCGCTGGAGGCCGCGTGAAGTCTCCGCTTCTCATCCGCGGCATGCACGGTCTTGGCGACAACCTGCGCCAGCGGGCCATCGTGCGGCAGAAAATGCAGACGCATGACGTTTGGCTCGAAAGCTCGTGGGTGAGCGTCTATCACGACTTGGTCGCGGATGGGCTGAAGGTCGTGAACAAGACGACGCGGCTGCGGACGCAGGCGAAGAACGCGCAGCGGGAGGCGGCGATCTTTTCTCGGGCGCGCCCGCCAGCCGGCGCAAACGTGCTGCAGATCGATTATCCGGCCTCAGAGGTGCGCCGACACGGTTCGGTTCTCGCCGCGATGTGCGCGCGCACGGGCTGCGACATTACGACCGCCGATTTCCGCCTTCCGGTGCCCGGCGCGTGGCTCGCAAAGGTGACGCCCTGGCTGCGGCGCTGGGGTTATGACGGATCGAAGCCAATCATGATCTACCGGCCACTAGTTGATCGGCCGGCCGATTGGGGTGGATGCAAGGCTCGGAATCCGGACCACGCAGCGTATGCGGCGCTGTTCGATGCCATCCGGGATCGGTTCTTCGTCGTCTCGGTCGCCGATCTCGTCCCGGGCAAGGAATGGTCGGTGGGGCTCGCCTGTGAGGCGGACGCCTATTGCCACAGGGGCGAGCTCGAATTCGAGACGTTGGCCGCACTGACGTCTGTGGCGGGGCTGGTGTTCTGCTCGCCGGGGTTCGCCGCGGTGCTCGGCCAGGCAGTCGGGACGCCGGTTGCGTGTGTCTTCGGAGGGTATGAGCGTTCCGCCTTCTTTTTCGCCGGCGCCAAGGATGCGCCGGTGCTTGGCATCGATCCCATCAACCCCTGTGAGTGCTTCAGGCATGACCACGCTTGCCGCAAGACAATCGATCTCCCCGTCGAAATCGAACGGCTCCAAGCCTTTGCCGCTCAATCTGCCGGTCGTTCCGCAGTCGCAGCTTGACGTTCGTCCGATCGATTGGAGCGGGCTGACGCGCCGCTTCATGAATGACGGCGAGCTCGAGGTGCTGATCGCGCTGGTGCGGAGCGTGTCGCCGCAACGCGTCCTCGAGATCGGCTGCAACGAGGGGCGGACGGTGAAGGCGGTGCTGTCGAACGTGCCGGGCATCACGAAGTATATCGGGGTCGATGTGCCGCCGAGCTACATCCCGGCGAAGCCTGTGCAGCGGCGCGAAGTGTCGGCGCAACCGGGGCATATGGCGCTTGGGCTCTCGGCGTTCGAACTGATGCTGCGCCCGCGCGGTTCGATGGATCTGACCGGGGCGGAAATCGGGCTGTGCGATGCCGTCTTCATCGACGGCGACCATGGCTGGAAGGCCGTTCTGCATGACACGCTGCTCGCGCGGGAGATCGTCCGGCCGGGCGGCATCATCGTCTGGCACGATTATCATGGGCAGGGCACGGTCGACGTGCGGGACGTGCTGGAGACAGTCGCGAAGTTCGATCGGTCGATCCCGGATTGCGATGACCCAGATGGTCCAGGGTATTCGACGCTGATGCACGTCGAGAATACCTGGCTGGCTTTCGAGAGGCGCTGATGCAGGCCGGCGACCTCCGCGACCGGATCGGCTTCTACAAGCGGATCGAGATCGAAGACGAATTCGGCAATACGACGGGAGGGTATGGCCCGGTGCCGGATTTTTCGGTCGCGGCAAACGTCAAGCCGAAGCTGGGCGGAGAGACAGTGCTCGCAGGTCGGCTGACGGGGACCAACTACGTCAATGTCACCGTGCGGCAGTCGAGTCAGACGCGCCAGGTCACGGTCGACTGGATGGCGAAGGATGAGCGCAAGGGCGTTTCCTACAACGTCCGGTCCATCATCGATCCATTGCAAGGGCAGTCTGGCCAGGGTGCGTGGTTCGAAATGCTCTGCGAGGAAGGCGTCGCGGTCTGATATGGCGCCGGCTGATAAATTCCGAGCGCTGAGCAAGAAGCTGCAGCAGGAAGTCGCGCAGGCTGCTGTTGAGGCTTTGAATGCGGAAGCCGATCGGCTGGTCGCGCTGATGAAGTCGGTTGCGCCGGAAGGCGAGACCGGAAAACTCAAAGAGAGCATCCGGAAGGAGCCTGGAGCGAACGTCCTGCAGGTCAAGATCAAGGCCGGCGGGAAATTGACCACCAAAGAAGTGCGGAAGGGGTCTGGCGTGGCTTACGACTATGCGCGCGCGGATGAATTCGGCACCGAGCATTCGCGGGCAA